GAACAGCAAAACCGCATCGTATTTTATTGCCCGAAAAAGTTATGCGCAGAATGCAGGAGCAAATCCTGCGGGAGAACCCCTGTATTGGATTGCCATAGGCCGCTGGAAATAAAGACAACAGATTCATTGATTGTGTAAATACTTAAACCGCACTCGTCATTTTTTTGAAATTTCTGAACTATGATAGACCATATTTTCGCGGCGATACGTCCGCAGCTCATCATCCTCACGATCGTTTACCTGCTCGTGCTGTTCGTGATCTTCCTCGACCTGTGGGCAGGTATCCGCAAAGCCCGCAAACGCGGGGAACTGCGCTCATCGCTCGGCTACCGCAAGACCGTCGAGAAGATCGCCAAGTATTTCAATCTGATTTTCGTGGTGACGGCAATTGACGCCGTGCAAATGCTCACCGTGTGGCAGGTCAACGAGCAGACCGGAAGCCGCCTGCCGCTGATTCCGATTCTGACGGTATTGGGGGCCATGTTCATCGGCTTCATCGAGCTGAAGAGCGTATATGAGAAGTCCGAGGATAAGGAAAAGGCCAAGATCGCGGATGCGGCGGCAGTTCTCGGATCGGCGTTGAAGAACCGGGAGACGCAGGGCATCGTGGCCGCGGTGCTGGAGTACATGGAGAGAGCAGGTCGGCAGTCCGGCAGCCCCCGCGGCCCGGCCAGAAGCGAGCAAGCCCCCGGCCCCGAATTCATGCCGACCCCGGATATTTACGACGAAACGGAAGAACAACTATGACACCGAAAGAATTTAAGAAAACCTACTGGCCGGACATCGCGGCCTCCTGCGAGGAAACCGGGCTGAACCCGCTCTTCGTGGCCGCGCAGGCCGCGCTCGAAACTGGCTGGGGGAAGTCCGCCATCGGGCACAACCTGTTCGGCATAACTGCCACGAAGAAGTGGCGCGGGGCGGTGAAATACGTGCGGACGTTCGAGTACTTCGAGGACGATCAGCAGGGCCACCGATTCCCCAAAGTGCATTCCATTACGCGGATGCCGGACGGGCGCTACAAATATGTCGTAGACCGGGCTTTCCGCGATTATCCCTCTGTCCGGGAGTGTCTCACCGACCACTCCCGAATTTTGCTGACCGAATGCTATGCCCCCGCGATGCCGTACAAGGACGACGTGTACCAGTTCGCCTACCGGGTTGCGGCCTGCGGATACTGCACGGCCAAGCCGGCGGATTATGCGGGGCTGATTCTCAAAATCTCCAAAACGCTCGAAAAGGCATGAAACGCTTCCTGCTCATAGCCCTGCTTATAGCGGGCGGCCTGTTGTGGGTGCAGAGTGCGCGGCTCCGCTCGGAAAAGCGCGAGCGCCGCCGGTTGGAGTCGAACCAGACCGCGCTGATGTCAGATGTCGAAATCTACCGGACAAAGGCAGGCAAGGCCGCTGCGTCGAACATGGTGCTGAATCTCCGCGTCTCGGAGCTGGAGCGGCTCCGGGCGGCAGATGCCGAGAGCATCCGCGACCTCGGCATCAAACTCCGCCGGGTAGAATCGACGGCCAAGACGGCGACGGCGACCGTCGTAGAGCTGCAGGCGAAGCTCCGGGACACAGCCATCGTCCGGGAGACCCCGGCCGGGGCGGTCATTATCGACTCGATGCAGACATTTCGCTGGCGCGATCCGTGGGTGACGGTCGAGGGGTTGATCGAGCGCGACTCGGTCGCGTGCCGCGTCGAGAGCATCGACACGCTCCGGCAGGTCGTACACCGGGTACCGCGGCGGTTCCTCTTCATCCGCTGGGGAACCAAAGCGATACGGCAGGAGGTCATGTCATCGAACCCGCACACGCGAATCGTCTACACCGATTATATCGAACTTAAAAAACGGAACCGATGAAGAAATTTCTGAAAACAACATGGGCGGCACTACTCTACTTGTGGCAGCTCCCGCAGAACCTGCTCGGCCTTGCGTACTTGGCATTCTGTTTCGACCGCGTGAAAATCACCGAGCAACGCGGGGCCGTGTTCTATGCGACAAAGCATGTGCGGGGCGGCATGACGCTTGGGCGGTACGTCTTTATCGCACCGGGGAACATCGACCGGGAACCGGTCTACGACCATGAGTTCGGCCACGTCCGGCAGTCGCGGCGCTGGGGCTGGCTATGGCTGCCCGTATTCGCGATTCCGAGCGGCCTGCACAACCTTTTCTGCCGCGCGGCGAACTACTACCACTTTTACACCGAAAGGTCGGCAAATCGGCTCGGAGGCGTGCCCAACTATGCCGGGGAATATCACTATCACATGGACGGCTTGATTGTCACCTATTGGGATAAGCTGGTCGCACTCAAGAACAAATATTTCAAATGATGTTCAGGGAAATTTTTTCCCTGAACATACGAATCCCCACCGACAATCGGTGGGGATTTTGCTACAAAACCCCTTGATAGTTCAATAAGAGCGGATTTGCATCCCGAATATCCTGCGGTGTATATACATCAGTCATCAATAAAGACGAGTGCCGCGCCTGTTCTTTAACTGAAAGGGTATCATACCCAGCACGGAGCATCGCGGTAATTCCGGTATCCTTCAGACTGTAAAATTTGTACTCTTTGGGAAAGCGGAGTGCAGGGCGGATTTTCCGGCTCCAAAAGTCGCGGTAAGTCTTTTCGTTTACCCATTCCGGCCCCGGTCTAAAATCCTTGGAAAAAATATAGTAGGTACCCGGAGCATCAAAATACCCAAGTTCGGCCATCAACTCGATAATTTTCTGGGGTATAGTAACACATGCCGAACGCTTATTTTTCGAGATTGTATCGTCAATATAAACCGTCTGTTTACTGACGGATATATCACACAGCCGGAGTTTGGCAATTTCCTTCGGTCGGATAAGCATGTAGTGTAGAAAGTAGCAAACCAGAAGGAAGTAGCGGTTATTCTCCTGAAGCCAATCATGCAGGCGCTGCATATCATCCACGGCAATAACCTTACGTTCTTTCTTGAGCAAAGCCTTGCCAATACTGACCAACCCATCCGTCGGTTTTTCTTTGGTATACAGATGTTGCACCAAAAAGGCGCTGAACGACCGAAGGAAAGCCAAATAATTGTTGCGTGTGCGTGGTGAATTCTCCCGTTCGATATAGACATAGTCCAGAAAACGAACACAGAAAGCCCGGTCGAATTGATAGACATACCGTATAGACACTCGCTGATTATCGTTCCATTCTTCCATTATCCGAGCAAAACAAATATAGTCGTGATGCGTAGATGCCCGGTGTACTCCATCATTCAAGAGTTTGGTAATGTAATTTCGATAATGAATCAGTGCGTCAGAAAATAGTTTGTAGGAGCGATCGGCATCTGCCTCTATCCAAGGATTCCAGCCAGCTTCCAGCTTTGCAGACAGCCGGTGACATACCTGCGCGGCATATTGCCGTTTCTGAGAGGCCGTCCCGACGGAATTGATTTTTATCCGCTTTCGACGCATTTCGCCCTTTGCCGGGTCGAAGGCGTAAAAACTGATAAACCAGCAAGCGCCCGTATGCAAACGGGGATAGGTGTACGAGAGGATCTCGTTTAATGCAGAATTTCGCGCAGTTTTTACAGACAACATTTTTTTTACATTTTCGCGGTCAGCGACCCGACGCAAAAATGTAGAATGTTGATTTTCAAGCCAATTCAGACAAATATTTTGTCCCGGAATTGTCCCGGCTATTTTAGAAAAAAGGCCGCAACCAACTATATTTCAGTTTGTTATCGGCCTTTAAGTAGCGGGAGGAGGACTCGAACCTCCGACCTTCGGGTTATGAGCCCGACGAGCTGCCAACTGCTCCATCCCGCGATATATCTTCAGTGTTGTACTATCGCTTTTGCGTGTGCAAAGATAAGACAAATATTCGGACTTTACAAATAATTCTGCGCATGTTCCCTCCGCACACCGCTTATCGTACTATCTATCAGCCGCAAAAAATATTTTATTATTTTTCGCAGGTTAGCCCCACGCTGATTTTTCCACAGATTTCCTGCCACCCGGAACAGGGCCGGATGAAAACGCACACACCGTCTGCAGGCCCCATCCGCAACACACACCGTCATTCCCAATCAGCGGATATTGGCTGCGACAATCT